GTTCAATCGTTAATTGATTTCCATCAACTGACCAATTAAAATTAATCTCCTCATTACGATTTTTCCTCATCCAATTCTCGAATTTTTTTCTATCTTTGACAGAATTGAAAATTAATGTGTTTGGCATTTATTCTCCTTTCTCTGCAATGTATAAAACATAACAATCTTTTTCCTTCACGATTTTATAACCACCCCAAATGTCTGCATAATTCGTTTTATTCAAAAGAATTGACACAGTTTCATTTGCCGAGATCAATGTTTCGTGACTCGAATAAAATTTCCATCCCTCATTTAATCGACTAGTAAGTTTCTCAATTTTTCTTTCTGCATCCCATTGTTCTTGGGACACATAATGAGGATTATTATAATCCATTATTGATTGATCCACATAAATGGAAAACTTTTCAGCATATTTAAGAGGAATGTAGGATTGATCTCCGTGTTCTTTTCGTGATCCTCTTCCCCTTACTCTAATCTTATACCTAGCTGTATTAAGATATTTTCTAATATTCTTAATTACATCTTTTCCATTTTCATCGTTAGGTACATTACTTAACAAATGAATTGGAATAGTTCCGTTAATTGTTTTTTCGTACATATCTTTCTCCTTTTTTCTTCGTTTCTAATGCATACTTTCTCAAAGTAGGTTAGCATCATACCCACTGAACCACCCCAGACTTTGGGGTGGTTTTCTGTATTATAATTCCTCCTCAGACCAACACCAATTATAAGAATTAAGATCAAAAGTTTTTACTTTCTTTCCCTCAACTTCTATTAATTCACTTTTAATGATCTTACTTTCGAAAACAGTTGATTGAGTTTCCTCATTGAAATCAATCTCCTCTTCAATGGTCAAAGTATCATCATCAACAACTTTAAAAACAGTTGTATGATCTCCCAAACCAGATTTTACGGAAAGTTCATTAAATTTCTTGACTTGGTCTAGTTCCACTTGGACAATTGACCATCCATTCCATTTTCTTTCTTGCAAGGAATAACCAATAATTTCCCCTATGCTATCTATTGATAATTTTACTTTTTTATAGATAGGTTTTGGTGGTTGATCCGTAAAAATAATTTTACTTTCTTTTACATCTCTTACAAACTTTGGATTGTCTAGATCAATCGAGTGGACAAAACCCCCACCCATTGCAGTAAAGAACAATCTATTGTCTTTTACTTCAGAGATACTATTATAAGCCGAAAAATCTGGCAGACAAAAATAACTTTTTACTCCGTTTTTATTTTTCGTACTTTTAATTTTCTCAATAATATTTTTATTCATATCTTTCTCCGTTTATTAATCTTCCAATATAAACAACTATTGGAATTAAAATTAATGCCATCAAACAACCTATTGCTGTTCCAAAAGCTAAATCGTAGGACAAGGTAATCATTCCACCACCAAAGTCTGAAAATGCATTTGCAATTCCACCACCCCACACTGCCCCTAGTCCACTTTGCAGTTTTTTTGGGATGTACTTCTCGATTTTATGACCTAGCAATGCCCCAAGAATAACAACAATATTATCAAGGTTGCCATAGGGAATGTAAGTGTCATAAAATTCTGGGGTGAGTATTCTTGTTTGAATAAATTCAATCATTCTATTCTCCCTTTCTGCATTTTGGAAGAGTTCCCTCTCCGTGACATTTCGGACAATTAATAAGATAACCCTCATCATCATAGTAGTAGCCTTTTCCACTGCATTTATCACAATCAACTTTTTCCCAAAGCTCTGAAACTTTCTCCCTCACTTTTGAGTCAAAGGCTGTACTAGTGACATAGTCATTGTCTTCCAAGTTTTCTTCAATTTGAATTGAGTCAATTTCACTTGAAATATCAACATTACCATCTGGAAATCTTTCTACAATCAACTTGGCAAAAAGATCCACATACTCAACTACATTTCTTTTCTGAACCTCAAAACAAATCTTCCAGAAAACTTCTTCTTTAAGTGTTTGTCTAGCTATGTCGAAATTATCATTAACGATAATTGCAGTATGTTCGTTAGGAAAAGTCTTTGATCCATCCTTGTTAGAGTAATCATTGAAATCATCTTCTGGATGAAAGTTGATCTTGTTTTTAATTAACAAGTTCACAAAGTCTTCAAAGTCTTTTGCAGTTGGAGTAAAAGTCCAGAAGTTTTTTAGATCAGCAAACTTTTTAAATTTTCTTATCTTTTCTGGATAAGTTGCCAAGACATCTTTCGTGAATTCAGTAAAAGCTAAATTCGGATTTACTTCCACAAGTTCTCTTTGGCTTTTCAGAAGACTTTCAAGACTTCCAATTTTATTGCCAATATTAAAATGTATTTTACTTGTCATATCTTTCTCTCTTTCTTGTCATTATGATCACTCACGGATTGAGTGATCCCATCTCGATCATCTCTGACCAAGAAATCTTTTACTTTTTCTTCTTTTTTAGATGGAATAATCTCATTGTTAGGATTAAACTTATACCTTTTCCATTTTTCTATTCTCAAGTTTTTATTTTTTATCAATCTTTTATTATATGAATTAGGGTATCTGCTAATATGATAGGATACTGTTTTTTCTAAAAAACCTTGTTCAATTAACTTTTGACAATATTCCAATGCTTGTTTTTTTGTTTTAAATTTCTTTCCATCTACAACAGTTAGTGACTCGATATAAATAGGAACATTATAAAATAGTGTTGTATTGCCATCTAAATATGATTTTCTTTTAGAAGATAGAACATCACATCTAATGTGATAATGATAATAAATATTGTCTGAAAGGATCATTTCTCTCTTTCTGTTAATGTAGGTATTACCTTATATAATATAATGTTATATGCAACCCCCAAATGAGGAAAATAAGGAAAAATGGTCAATATGCCGTTTTTTAAAAAAATAAATGTCTCTAAAACACCCCTAGAAAGGCTTTGTAGAGGTTGGGTGGTATGATTAGACCTTTATATTATAAAATGTAATATTATATGATAATTAGGGGTTTTTGGAGATTTTTCCACACCAATCAAGTAAATTGTCCGTTGTCATATTGGATTTCATCATATTGGCTCGCTAGCAGACAAATTGGAGATTTCCCTTTTCATATCTCTTGATGGTGGAGTCAATTCGATCCACGGAAACATTGGTGTCCACTTTCCCTCTTCCCTTGATGTGTGTCATTGGAAGATTGGTAATGGAACATCTTCCCTTCTGCTTGTTCCACAGTTCCATCAGATATTTCAGTGTGACTTTGGGAGAAAGAGGATGCCTTGCCGACTGCTTGACATTGCATAGCCAATTCTTGAGAAACTTGTAGGGAGTTGCTGACAATGTTTCGTGATCCTTGTCTCGTTTGTAGAGTGACCAAACTTTCTTCTGATGCTTGGCAACACACACTTTACACCAAGACTTACGACCATCCTTGCTTTGAGATTTCTTATCAAACAAATTATGTGGTTTTTTTCTCTTGCATCTTGTACAAGTTTTAAAAACTCTTCTCATTCAAAAGTATTTAACAATGAGAAATAGATTTGGCAATAATGCTGAAGCTTTTGCTTACACTTCTATAGCCTTTTTTGATAACTTATTATTTTTATTTTTATTTTAGTGATGAATTTGGTGTATGAAGTGTAAGGATTGGTGTTTCTTGTTATGTGATAAGGGATTGATACTTACACTACTGTCTTTTTAGAAGTGTAAGATCTTACACTAGTAGTGTAAGGATTGGCTGTTTTCCTTAACACCACGAAGTAAAAATGATATTGAAATATTGAAAGTAGGTTGTATGAAAAAGACTATTGATGGAAGAAAATCCAGAAAATTGACTCCCAAGCAATTAAGATTTGTTCACGAGTTCTGTACTAAAACTTTGTTAGGATTGCAATCAGCATCTGAGTCAGCAAGAAAGTCTGGATATAGTGAGAGTGTTGCAAGAAAAATGGCTTATGAGATGCAAGATCCAAACAAATATCCATTGGTTGCCGAACACATTTACGATTTAAAAAAAGAATTGCAGAGTAAATATTCTGTTAATATGGATAAGCATATTGCTAGACTTGATGATCTTGGCAAAAAGGCAGAAGAAGAAAAACAGTTTACTGCATCTATTAATGCTGAACAATTAAGAGGTAAGGCAAGTGGATTGTATGATCCAACAATTAGGATGGAGTCTGCAATAGAAAACTTGCCAAGAGATGAACTGATTAAACGATTGGAGGAGTTGCAGAAAAAGGGAATTGGAATTGTAGGGGAAGAGAATGTTATTGAGATGGAGAAAGAACTAAATGGAAAAGATATTAAATTGATTGATGATAAGACAGAAGAGAAACAAACTACTTCAGAGGAAATGCAAGATAAGTTAGAACCTATCTAAAACTAGTTTTTTAAAAAAAGTGTATCCTTATATATAATGATAAATTATTACACATTGTAACAAAGTGAAAGAGTCCAATCTTGTTAAATTAATTAGGGAAAACATAGACATATACAATTGGTTAAGGATTGAAACAACAACATTGCAAGGCTTTCCAGATTTAATAGGTATTAGTTCACAAATGGATACAGTTTTTGTGGAGTGTAAGATTGCTATTGGATCTAGAATTAGAATAACACCTCATCAAGTATCAATGAATATAAAATTGTGGGAAGAAAGTGGTGGATGCAATTACTTCATTGTTTTGGTTCAACAAGCAAAATACCTTCCCCCAAAGGGAGTGTTTTTGTATGAGGGAAAGGTTGCCAAGGATCTAGCCATAAACGGTGTCAACGAACCACCAATCGTGAACCAATGGATCGGCATTCGTGATCAGCTTCGGATGGTTCACGAACATCGAATTTTAAAAAAACGGATCACGGATCACGGATCGTGACCCATATGATATTATATAATAAAATATAACATACGGATCACGGATCGATGACTGTGTAAGAATTGTGTAAGAACTGTGTATTCGTGGTTCGTGTTCAATTAATCGAGGAAAACTAGGGAATTTCCTGGAAAACGGCTAGGTACTTATGAATTATGGTAAAAATGGCAGAAAACAAGGATAACCCACCACCCCAAAATAGCCCAGGATCCCTCTGGGAGCCGCGGCCAGGACCATGTTTTAAATCCGCAGCCACCAATATTTCATATGAAAAGATTTTTTTAGGGCATACCCCCTTTTTTTAGTATAATCAGTGTCAGGAGTCCCAATGGAACTAAAAAATAATAAATTTGAAAAGTATTCAGATGACGAATTGAAGCTCTTACTTGCTATTGGTATGCATGATGACGGCATCAAAGCGCAAAGTAGCTTTTTGCATTTTGTCAGAATGGTATGGCCTGAGTTTATCGGGGGATATCACTCTCAAATTATGGCAGAAAAATTTGAACAAATTGCCAATGGTACATTAAAGCGCTTAATCATCAATATGCCTCCTCGTCACGGCAAGTCGGAGTTCTCTTCCTTCTTGTTTCCTGCTTGGTTGATGGGTAAAAAGCCAAAAACAAAAATTATTCAAGCAACACACACCGCCGAACTTTCTTATCGTTTCGGAAGAAAAATGAGAAATCTTATGAATGATATAGAGTACAGGAAGATCTTTAAGGATGTGAGCTTACGCGCAGATTCAAAGGCATCAGGAAGATGGGACACGAACCACGGAGGAGAATATTTTGGTGCGGGTACCGGCGGCGCGATTACAGGACGTGGCGCGGATCTTCTAATCATTGATGATCCTCATTCAGAACAAAACATTACGGATAATGCGTTCGACAGCGCCTTTGACTGGTACATGTCAGGACCCCGTCAACGACTACAGCCAGGCGGATCCATCGTTGTCATCATGACGAGGTGGAGTGAACGTGATCTGACGGCGCGCTTGATCAAGCAGCAGGCCGAAGTGAAGGCGGACCAGTGGGAGATCATTGAATTTCCCGCATTACTTCCAAGCGGAAAGCCGATTTGGCCTGAATACTGGAAACAAGAGGAATTGGAAAAAATAAAAGCCAACCTGCCCGTCATGTCATGGGAGGCGCAGTATCAACAGCAGCCGACATCCGAGGAAGGGGCGATCATTAAAAGGGAGTGGTGGAAGAGATGGACGAAGGAGAAAGTCCCTGACCTGTTGCACGTCATTCAGAGCTATGACACGGCGTATTCCAAAAAAGATTCTGCCGATTTCAGCGCCATTACCACATGGGGGATCTTCAAAGGTATCGAGGGTTTTCGTGATAATATTATTTTATTGGATGTCATCAAAGACCGGTGGGAATTCCCGCAATTGAAAAGAATCGCGCTGGAGAAATACAAGTACTGGGAGCCGGAGACGGTGATCATCGAGGCGAAGGCCAGCGGAATGCCGCTCATTCAGGAGATGCGGCAGATCGGCATTCCCGTGATGAGCTACTCCCCCTCCAAGGGCAATGACAAGATTACAAGAGTGAACGCGGTGGCGCCTGTGTTTGAGAGCGGGATGGTTTGGATTCCTGAGGGGAAAAAATTCTCCGAGGAAATGATTGAAGAATGCGCGGCATTCCCTTATGGTGAACATGATGATTTGGTGGACAGCATGACCCAGGCGATCATGCGCTACCGTCAAGGAAATTTTGTATCACTGAAGGATGACTATGATGACCCGCCCAAGGAATATGAACACATGCCGGAGTATTATTAGATGGTAGCTCAAGCCCTACCATTAGTTTTATTAGCCGAAGCAATGGGAATGTCCATTCCAATTGTTACCGATTATTACAAAGAAAAGGGAATTGATCTTTCAGGATATGATGCCAATGATCTCGTCCCTCTGGAAGTTTTATTGCCCGAACTGGCGGAGACTAACCGCATTAAGAAATACCAGACATGGGATGAAAGTTTTTATCAACCAAAGCCTGTCGTAGAGGATACGGCTTTATCAGAGATTATTGTCCAGTCCGATAAGGATGATGACGAAGTCATTGATGTCAAGGAGGAGGATCTGGAAGTGATGCCACGGACGGACGTGTCCACCGAACCTCCCAAAAGTCCCGACCCCATTGATCCAATACCTGATCCTGAAACAGTCGCAAGAGAAATAGCGACACAAGCGGCGCAAGAACTTATTGATAAAACCGTAGATAAACTGGGAGAAAAATATCAACAGTTGGAGAAGGAAAAGAAAGGTCTTGTCTTTCCCAAGGAAAAAACGGACAATAATTTAAGGTTGCACAAGATGCGCCTGCAAAACATCACGGATGGCAAGACGGACACGTACCCTGGCAATCCTCAAAATGATCGAATAGTCTTGCAGCCTCCTAAGGGATCCAACTTGCCGCCCATAGTCATCGGCAATATTACGTTTGAGGATTGGGAGAGTAAGATCCTTAGTGAGAAGGAACAAGTAATGGAGGACGCCAATTGGTACGCCAAGATTTTTGGTCACTTTGATGTTATGGCGCAAGGCGATAAGAAAATGCAAGAGACACTCACGAAAGCGTGGCTGTCGGGACAGCAGAATGAGACACCGGCAAGCGCACTTGCCAATGTTATTTATATTCACGAACAGTTCAAGCGCGGTGTTCCTTTTGATGAAGTAAAGGGAAAAGGATTAACTACCGCTAATGACGCCATAAAAAGCATCATTTACGACAAGGAGATTACAGGTGGCGTGGGTCAGAAAATTGCTGACTTCATTGATGCGGGTTATGGAAAAGACACGCGATCCATCATGGGAAATCAAGAAGACGGGGGCTCTCCGTTTGTTGTTGATGTGCACACGGCTCGCGATACGGGACTCGTGGATTCAATTTATTTGAATCATCTGGAAAAATTAGGCTACATTATTCCTGATGGAATACAGCTAGATTTTGGTCAAGGAGGAATTACGGGAACGAAATACGAAAACCGGGCGCTGTGGGGTCAACATCTTACTCAACATCTTAATGAGAAGAATTGGATGGGCAAGAACGATTGGACGCCGACGGAGATACAGGCGATTGGATGGATGAACCTAACCAGGATGTACAGCGGACTTGGACAAGGGGGCGACATTGAGTCGGCATTGAACAGGAACTTGCGCCGCATCGCGATGGAAGTGGATCCTGGTGAAGGATCTCAATGGGACATACAGTTTGGGGATCAGTACCGGTCATTGCCCGATGATAAAAAATTCAAGATCAATGAACTGGTGACAAAAAAGGCGATTGAGTTTGTCAATAAGTTAACGGGAATTGATTTTAGCAGCAATGTGCATGGTACCGGCGGCTGGGAACTGATTCAAAATCCCTCAACCGTGCAAGAAGCGTATATGTCTAAGGAGTCAGCCAAGGAAGCGGCGGCATTACTCGGACTGTTTACCAATCAAACAGAGATATGGGTGAACTCAACAAAGGAATTGACGAAAAATCCCCAAAATTATAGTTTATTTATTATTGAAGAGGGCAGTGCAAACTTGAGGGACAGTAAAACGCTCACGGGATTGTTTGAAAGAATCATTAATAATGATCCAATCGAACTTTTTAGGGGATATCAGCCCATAATGGTTAATGGACAACCTGGCATCCAGATTATCATTGACAAGGATACAATAAGCAAAGCCATTAAGGAAAAAAGGATAAAAAAAGCGGAAGTTTTGCCTTATATACAGGAATTTGCTGGAAAAGGTTTAAATGAAGCCATAAAAGACTTGGATTTTGACGTTAAAAACTATATATCTGAAACAGAATTAGAGAAAATAACTAACGATTGGACAAAACAGAAAAATGGGCAAAGTTTTATCAACTACATTAGTGAAAAATTTAAATCAATTGCCGAAGATACAGGCAGGTCCAACATCGATTATTTTCGGGAACAACTTACGGAGCTCCTCTCCCAACTCATCCAACAAGAAACAAGACCAACCAAAACCATCACCAAAGACACAATCAAAAAACTGACAAAGAAACAGTTTGGTGGTATTGTGGAAATACCACACTTCCATTATGGTGGATTTATTAATCTTAATAGGCTATAAAAAATCATGGCGAAAGATAATATAGACAAGGCCGTTAACGCTCTCGTCGGTGAGACGATTGAAGAGTCCATTGATACGAACGAGCCTGTTGATGTAGAAATTGTTTCCGAAGAAATAACCGTGTCCGACGAACCGTTAGACGCGACAGATGATTTTTATGCCAATCTGGCGGAGGAGATGGATGAGAGTGACTTAGGCTCTATCGCCTCCCAGTTAATGGAGGATTATGAAAATGACAAGTCTTCCAGGGAAGAGTGGGCGCGAACATACACGCAAGGATTGGATCTTCTTGGATTCAAGTACGAAGACAGGACACGACCATTTCGTGGGGCAAGCGGTGTTACCCATCCCTTGCTAGGAGAAGCGGTTACACAATTCAGTTCCACGGCTTTCAAGGAATTGATGCCATCAAGCGGTCCCGTTCGCACGCGCGTCGTGGGTGAAGAAACACCTGAAATTTATCAGCAAGCGCAGCGCGTGAAAGAATTCATGAACTACCAGATTACAACCGTGATGGAGGAGTACACTCCTGAACTGGATCAGATGCTTTTTTATTTGCCACTTTCAGGATCGACATTTAAAAAAGTTTACTATGACGCGCAGCTATGCCGCGCCGTATCCAAGTTTGTCCATGCGGAGGATCTCGTGGTGCCCTACACCGCGACTGATCTGGATTCATGCGAACGCATCACCCATGTGGTGAAACAGTCAGAGAATGACATTCGCAAGAAGCAGGTCAATGGTTTTTATTTAGATATTGATCTTAATCCCGCACCTACTCAGTCTCCCACCTATAATGCCGCCGATATTAAATCAAAAATTGACCGCATAGATGGCATTCAGCAAACAGGGGAGTCGCTGATGATTACCCTTTTGGAATTTCACGTGGATTTGGATCTTACGGGATATGAGGATAAACAAGACGGAAAAGAGACAGGAATTAAACTTCCCTATATCGTAACACTCGATGAGCAGTCAGCCCAAGTACTGGGAATAAGACGAAATTATGACGAAGGAGATGAAAAGTATCGTAAGAAACAATATTTTGTCCATTTCAAGTTTCTTCCTGGCCTTGGATTTTATGGCTTTGGATTAATTCATTTAATCGGAGGCTTGTCACGTACCGCCACTTTGGCGTTGCGTCAATTAATTGATGCGGGAACGTTATCAAATCTTCCTGCGGGTTTCAAGACACGGGGACTGCGTATCGCGGATACTGATGAACCACTTCAACCAGGAGAATTCAGGGACGTGGATGCGCCAAGTGGAGAGATTAGACAAGGCTTACTGCCTTTACCTTACAAGGAACCATCACAAACATTATTTGCTCTTCTAGGATTTGTGGTGGACGCGGGACAGCGTTTCGCGCAGATCGCGGATATGCAAGTAGGCGACGCTAATCAAGGCGCGCCTGTTGGAACAACGATTGCCTTATTGGAGCGTGGTTCACGGATCATGAGTTCCATTCACAAGCGCATGTATTATTCGATGCAGCAAGAATTTAAATTACTGGCCAATGTCATTCAAATGGATCTGCCTCCTGAATATCCTTACATGGTTGTGGGAGGTAACAGGATGATTAAGCAAGAGGATTTTGATGAACGGGTGGATATTATTCCTGTCGCGGATCCCAATATTTTTTCCATGGCGCAGCGCATTCAGCTCGCGCAGACTCAGCTTCAGATGGCGATGAGTGCTCCTCAACTACATAATGTCAAAGAGGCGTATGTTCGTATGTACGAGGCGTTGGGTGTCACTGATATTGATAAAATAATGAAAATGGACAAACCTGAGCCTATGAGTCCTACCACGGAGAATCAAAAATTAATCGAAGAGGATGGAATTGAGGCATATGAAGGACAGAACCATGACGCCCATATTCAGGCACACCTTATTTTTAGCTTATCCCCCATTGTTGAACTTTTGCCACAAATAGGGGTGGAATTAAACAAGCATATTCTGGAACATGTCACTTTAAAGGCAAAAGAGGCGGTTGCGATGCAAATTGAACAGGCCGAACAGCAAATGGGACAAGTGGCTGAAGGAGAACAGCTAGAAATGATGACGGAATCTCAAATTGCCGTATTAGAGGCGCAGTTCCTAGGGGAAGTCAAGCAAATGCAGGCGGAAATGAGTGGAGAGGGACAGCCTGACCCTGTCATTGAACTTAAAAAGCAGGAATTACAGCAACGCGCCCTTCATGATAAGGAAAGACTGCAATTTGATGCGACCAAACTTGGTTTTGAAGAACAGAAACTGCAGCAAAAAGACACGATTGACAACGCCCGTATTGATTCACAAGAAGATATTGCTCAATTAAGGGCTAATGTGAACCTAAAGAAATTTAATCAACAAGCAAAGGGTCCAGGATTTCAGTATAAAAAGAATGGGGGTAAGGTATGATAGTTACCGCTCAAGCTATATTTGATTGCCATTTACAAGGATTACATAATTACGTGAAGGCATCCGTGAAGACAAAAGAACACTATTTGATCATAGCGGAGGCGATGTTGGCCGTCTCGAAAGAGATCATAGCTCAACATTTAGGTGAGGACGATGCTTTACAAATTATAGAGCATGCATTACAAGATAATAAAACAACTTATCATTGAGGAAAGTATGGCGAAGGCAAAATATATAAACGGATCAAAATATCCTAATGCTAAAATGACTGTCTCTAACGAGATGAATCCTTATGCGGGTCCTAATGTAAATAAAACATCTGAAGTTTCAACAGCACAGGTAGCAATACCTGGACCAAAGGTTGTAGATAATTTAGGTAAGGGACCACAAGGGCAACGCAGTAAAATGCAAATTAAGAAAGTTCCTTTTAAAGGCGTTTTTTAATGACTTGCAAAAATTGCGGGCATGGATGCCATTGTTCTAATGGTGGATCGTGTACATCTTGTGATTGCAAAAATTGTGAACACGAGGTAGATTAATTTCCAATTTAATGAAGGAGGTTTCTATGAAACTTTTAAAAGATATTTGGGGCTGGCTCAAAGAGTGGAATGACTGGGGCATGAAAGACTGGCTGAAAGCCGCAATTCTAGTCGCAGTAGTGCTTTTTGTCCTATGGAAAATGTCAGGCGGCGGAGCATAGATGCTCAATCTCCTGTCAGGACTACTAGGCGGTAAAGGCGGGGCCCTTAAAACAATTTCTAGCGTTATTGATGATTTACATACTAGTGAGGAAGAGAAATTAGATAAAAAGATTTTAATGCAGCGCATTCAACAAAAGCTTGCGGAGAAACAGATTGACGTAAATATCAAAGAAGGCGCCCATAAATCCATTTTTGTCGCGGGCTGGAGGCCCATGATCGG